CCCTGTCAGCTTCAATTAGTTTTATAGATAAACGGCTCCTTACCCCTGATCTTTTTTTTAATGTTGGAATAGCAAATACATCGCCATTCATAGCCCAACTAAGAGTAGCTAAAGATTGTAATGTATAAAATGTATGTAGCCTCATGGAATCAGCATTTGTAGAGTTAGCCCAATAATCAAATTCTCTTTTTATTGTCTTTTCGATTTTTACAGCTTCTTCACGTGATATCCCTAAAAAATCATTATCGATAACAGGCTTAGGAATCAACCCAGCTCCTACTACATTTGCCCTAAATTTCTTTATTGCACCACAGGCAACGGGTGTACCCATGAAGAGATCCCGACTCCTTTCCCTAAGATCAACTATATTTTCGATTATGTCTTCATCTGGTCCACCACTCCCAAATCGCCATCCAAGAAAATTGTTTTTTCTTTTACTAGCTCCATGATCTGAATATCCAGAGTTTACAAATTCTAATTTTTGTTTAGCCACTTCTCGATTGAGTGCAAATTGAGGAGAAATTTTAGCTATAGTTTTATCTAAAATATTTATTTTCTTCATTCCCTCCCCCTATAAGTCTCTTAAGACTACTGAAACACTTCTAGGTCCACTAGTTCCTCTCTTAATTTGCAAGATCATACGTTTCCAGTATTCTATTCGTTTACTTATAAGGTTTAAATCTGCTCTTTCAAGCTCTCTTTTCCCTATTTTATATCTCTTTCCACCCATGGCGACTGTATCTTCGGCTTCCATCCATAATTTCAATTTGGCTTGTGCTTCTTCTAATGTGAAGATCATCCCTTCCTCCTTTTTTTAACTCTCTTTTTTCTTTTTAAACCTGCAATATTTAACTCTTTTTTCTAACTCAATCTTTGAAAATTCTTCTAAATCTACTTTTAGAATCTCCAATGCTGCTGTAGCATAGTTTCTAATATCTAATGCCTCATTCCTGGCTCTAATTTGTTTCCATTTTATTTTTCCTTTTTCTACCACTTTTATTTCTGATGTTAATCCTTTAAAATAGTTTTCATCATATCCACGACCAATTGGAAAATTACAGTACCCAGGGCTTTTAGAATCTAATTCTAATCTATTCATCAAGGTATCTTTTAGAGCATTTACCCCTAGAGATAATAGATCAATTTTTTTATTCTTTGTTCTTCTAAACCCATTTAGGATAGGTGTCCCTACTTTTCCTAGACCTTTTATCCCGTATACTCTTCTAATATTTTGGATAGGAGAGATATAATTATATGACTCTTCTGTATTGTGTCCACCAGTATCTATACAAGTACAGGCTATTTTCATAGGTGTATCATCTTTATATTTGAAATCTTTAATTAAAAATTTATCTAATTCATCCCAAGTGTATTGATCTTCTGGATTCCCTCTGATTACTTTATGTTCGATCCCCCAACTTTCTTTATCTTTCCCCCATCCTACTACTTCTATTTCTAACCAACTGTCCTGTACATCGACACCAGCAGTTATTAAGAGCACTTCATCAGGTATTTCTGCTTCATACTGGATTCTATTCTTAAAGAATTTCCCCCAATCAATTTTATTATCATATTTTTCTTCCCATGTTTCGGCTAAAGAAGTGTTTATAAAAACCTTTAGTTCCTCAGGATCATTTTTTACTTTTAAAAATTTATCCCTCATTGCTTCCCATGGAGTAAATGGTGAAGCCATTTCATTTAGGTGGAATCCAATATGTTTTTTAGATTTTTTCTCATGAATCCATTTTCCTTTGCCTTTTTTCCATTCTAATTCCCCATGGAGTGCCCCACATTCTTTACAACTCATTTCGCAAGTCTCGAAATCTAATCTCTTCCAATCATAAATATTAAAACCCCCACAACTAGGGCAAGGAACGTGCCATTTTCCCATGGATGAATTATTATATCGGCTCTCTATTCTAGATAAACCTTTGATTGTAGGAGTTGACATAGCTATTATTTTTCTATTCCAAAATGTAGCTGTTCTTTTAGTTGCTAATGCTAATGGATCTCCTTCTTGTTTTGCAGATAACGGGTATCGATCTATTTCATCCGCTAGAACTATTCTTATAGGTCTTGATGCTAATTTAGATGGTGAATTTGCTCCAATAATAGCAACATAACCACCTAGAAACCCTTTTCTAGCATTTGTAGATGATTTATACACCTTACTATCGATGACAGGGTTATCTCTCACGAATGGAGTCATTCTATCTTTTCCAAATTCTGTTCCCATTACATCGCTAGGATGTACAAAAAGTATTGGACATGGATCATGATCTATAAAGTATCCAAGCATATTTATTTGAGATTCAGTTTTACCAACTTGGGACCCGATCATTCCTGTCACTTCTTCCACTTCGGGATCTAAAATACAATCCATAATTTCTTTTAGATAAGGAGTTCTATCTGTGTCCCATCTTCCAGGCTCAGAGGATGATTCTTGAGATAATATCCTGTTTTGATCTGCCCATTCAGATACAGTTATTTCTGGAGGAGGAGCTAATACATTAACTATTTCTTTAAACAACAGTCTAGTGCTCTCAATATTCATTATTCCTTCACCTCATATCCCGACATTTCTCTCAGAGCATCATCTATGATTTTTTTTATTAATGCTTCTATCTTATTTTTATCTTTTTCTACTGCTAATATAGGAGCTAGTTTAGTGGGTATTGCCCTGGCTTTTTGTTTAAAAGCTACTAACATATTTTCCACAAACTTTTTTACCACTGCTACTTCATGTAAGTTTCCTTTTTTCTCTTCTAATTTTATTTCTGATAATTCACGATCAGCCTGTTTTTTTCTTAATTCCTCTGATATAGTTTCTTGGTTTTTATCACTTTTATTTTTTAAATATCTTATATAACTTTCCACAGACTCTTTAAATAAATAAACTCCCTTTTCTTTTTTCATTACCACTTGCCTTTGAGCCAATTCTCTAAGGGTCCTGTCTGCTACTCCTAAAATATCAGCTAAATTTTTATTGTTTATCTCATTTTTTTCATCCCGATTATTTCCCAATATTTTTTCTGTACTTTTTACATATCGCTTTACAGATTCTAATAAGTCATATTTATTTTTCTCTATTTTTTCTACAATCCCATCATTAGCTAATTCTCTCAAATATCTCTCTGAGATCCCCAGCGTTTCTGATAGTAGTTGACCGCTTATAGTTACTCTTTTCATACACGCCTCCTACAGATATTTTTTTAAATTGGCATCGTTGCGGTAGCAGTATCAATATTTTTTTTATTTTTAAAAACCTTTTCGCTCGAGAGCTTACCCGCAATTCTTAAAAAGGCTCTGGGAGTACCTTTTTTTTATCCGATGTGTACATCCTCTTCATTTTTAAGTTTGTTATACCCTGATGTTACCTTCTTGATCTCTAGGTTCTCCTTGTCTAACTTAATCTTATTCTTAGTTGCTTTTATACCAATCTTTTCTATCTCTAATTCATACTCTAGTAATTCAAGTTGTTTATTATAAGCTAATTGATTAATCTTTCTAGCTACTACCTCTGAATTATTTTCGATACTGAATATCTTGCTCCCTATGTTAACAATAGCTTCTAATGCTCCTGCTCTTAATTTAACAGCTCCTTGTGTATCTTTATCCATACAATCGTTATCTTTGAAGACTCCTATTAACTCGATAGCTTCATCCTGTATCTTCCCTATGAACTCATCCTTTTTTTCTCTAAACTTTTCATCATTGTCCAGGACTCTCTCGGCTGCTGCTATATTTTTAATTATCCCTTTCTTCCATTTATTCTTAGAGGCATAATTCTTTAATGATGGATAACTGAGGTTATAATCAACAGCTATTGCTACTAAACTTTTCCCTGATTCAAACTCTTCTCTTAACACTGCTATTTCTCCTGTACCTGTATAAATTGCTAACCCAAGTTATCCACCCCCTAAACGGTAATCATTTGGTAATTAAAATTACAATAACTCCTTCTATGGTTAATATATAGATCGGTATATAATGATTTTTAAGGCAACTATATCAATTCCTTTCAACACTTTTATTTATAATAGTTAAACCCTATATCGTACTTTGTTCACCTTCCTCACTAAATGAAATTAGTGAGGAAATAAAATTACACCCTAAGTGCATTCATAAGATAACCTATTTGATTTTTAGTATCTAGGTGGCTATATTTAGCCTCTATTTTCAGTTCTTCTCTTTTAAAATTATGCTTATCAAATTCATAATATGCAGTCTTTAGGAATTCACGATCATATATCTTGTATTTTTCATTTAGAAACTCATAGACATTCCTTTGAGATTTTATTTTAGAATTGATTTTGAATTGTCTTAGTTCTTTGATCAATAAATTTTTATGTCTATTCTCTAGAAATACCTGACTTTTTTTAAAATATTTCTTTAGATCACACAAGATCATATGTTTGGCTATCGAATCAAAGTTTTTTAAAAACAAATCAAGGGTTACAGCCTCCATAGATTTATTATCTAAAACTTTATTAACTCTCCCTCTGAATAACTGTGAGGAGGGTTCTATTTCATATCTTGTCCACGGATATCCTAGTTTTTCTAATATAGACTTATTATAAAATTGTCTTTTAGTATTATTCTTTATTGGATGCCTTATAGTTTCTATCTTATCCCCCATATCTATATATGGACTTTTAATGACGGATCCATTAAACGTAATCGCTTTAGTTTCTTGGAATATTATTAAAAATAAAGTGTCTATATACTTTTCAAAATCTATCTCAAAGTTAATATTAAAAGCAGCTGTTCTGACTTTAGCACCTGTTTTGTTAAAATAAATTTTATTCCGTCTTAATTTTTTGGCTAATATATCTATTGCTATCTGGATTTCTTGAGCATCTGAATTTGCAATATTATTGCCCCTAAGGAGAGAATTAGGATTAAATGATAAACTTGAACTAATCTTTTCGAATCCGTCATGATCTATAGTTTTTTTGTAGACTAAAACTATTCCATTTTCTTTCTCAGTAAACTTTTTTTCATAGATGATTTTATCTTCTTTAATTACTTTTTCTAACTCTGTTCCCTCTAAAGAAAAGTCATATAAATAAAGGTTATCCACGCCATATTTAATCATTTCATTACTTCCAACCTCCTTTTTTTTCTTATTTTTTCTACATTCAACAAAAACATATGGTTTGAGCTGGCGTTGCCTGTTATGACGATTAAACCAGCTCCAATATAAGGTTTAGTTCAAGATAGAAAAATAAAAAGCCCTGAATAGTATCTCTACTATCCAGGACTTCTTGAGTCTCTAATTTTATATTTGATTTTTTACTGTCCCTTGTGTTTTTCTTCCACAGAGGATGCATTTAAACTCGTACTCCCCTTGGGATACCTTTGCTTGTGTCCTGCCTTTGATCTTAATATTTGTGCCTTCTATTGTTGCTAAAAGTTTATTGCATTTTTTACATCTGATTTCTTTTATTTCTTTACCCATTAATTACACCTCGATTGACACTTAAATTATTCCACTTAGCTTCTCTTTCCTTATTGTTTTGATATTTTTTAGCTATTTCTAGGTATTCTTTTTCCAAGTAATCTCTTATGTAGTTATTCTTTTGTTTTATTTTATCTTTTAAAAA